AGTGATACCAACGGACGCAGAAACCGCACCTGTGTTACCGCTGATGGTAGAACCCGAAGCAGCGTTCAACAACTGGTTGACACCTGAAAAGTAGGTTTTGCCCTTCCAAATTGCATTCTCCAAAGCCTCTGCGATACGGAGAGCCTTTTGCTCGCTGAATGCCTGCTCGAAAGGAACGCCATCGTAGGTAGAACCAGCGGTCAACTGGGTCTGCATCCAGTATTGTTCCAAAGAACGTGGGCAAAGGGTTTCCTGCACCTTCATGCGTCCAACGGTGATATTCCGCTGGGTGAAGGCAGTCGTGCCGGAAGTTTCGTAACCGCAAGTATCACCGCTTTGAATTAAAGCATCGGTGTCCATGAGGTTCAACGCAGCAGCGAACTTGATGCCCACCTGCTTGGTGAACAGGGCTGCTGAACGGGCCGAGAACACGGCCTTGGTGATGAGAGGGAGCCTCTCTTGGTCGGTGTAGGAAGTTAATCCTGTGAACGAATATGCCATGGTTAATGGGGGTTTAGGGGGTTAGTTTTTTTTGAGTGATTGGAGTGCTTGTGCGAGTGCGTTGAAGTTCTGCGAGGCTTGAGCCTTGCGTTGCTCAACGATTGCTGAACCGCTTGCTTTTGGGGCTTCGGCAGGGAGTTCGGAAACCTTCTCAACGATGTCGGCCATGGTTTCAACTTGGCTTGCGAATGCGGACATTTTCTCCTTCATCTTGCCCATCTCGGCATAGGCTGCCTTGAGTTCTTCCATGATGGCTCCAAGGTGCTTGGCGACAATGGCCTCAACGACTTCGGGGGTCATGGCAGGATAGGCTTCCTTGATTTCCTCGGTTACCTCAACGGCCACTTCGGGAGTGATTTCAGCAGCAACGGGCAAGGCTTCGATTTCGGGGGTTGCTACTTCAGCAGCGATGACCTCGACGATTTTGCCTCCTTCGGTCTTGATTGTTCCAACGCCTTCAACAACATGTTCGCCATCGGGTGCAGGTAACGTGCCATCTTCGGCAACAACGTAAACGGCAGTCCCGGCAACGAGGTCCCCGTCAACACGGACAACCGTGCCATCGGTCAACTTGTAGTCAGCGAAGGATTGCTTTTGGGTGCTGAATTTGCGGAGTTCAGTCCGCAGGGATTCGATTGCGTTTTTGAGATTCATAGTTAGTTGGATTTGTAGTTGGGTTGGATATGTTGCAAAAAAGCGGTTAATTCGTCAGCAAGGCCAGCGAGTGCGACCTCCATTTCGGATTCGGTCTTGTCCATTCCAAACAGGCCCTCAACGGAGAAACCCCGGAATAGATTGCGGTTGTCCCATACCTCGTCGTTCTCTACCTTGAAGGAACCGAACCAAGAGCCGTCGGGTGTGTCCTCGTAGCCCTTCGGTGGCATGATACCACGCTCGGAGTCGGTGATGAAGGACTCGAACATATAAACGCCATCGAGTTCTGCGTTGTGGTAAGCGTTGACGTTGTGCTGGTTGCCCTGCTTGAAATACTTTTGGACTATCTTGCGGATGGTGGCTTTGTCAAAAACGACGTAGTATTCCCCGTAGGTTTCGTCCTTGCGGAAGATGGGAGTGTCTGCAAGCATTAGCGGCCCAGTCAGGACCCTGCGTTCGCCTGTTTCGGTGAACTTTTGTGGTGTCTTTGCGAAGGCTTGGAATGGCCGTTCAATCGCTGGCATATCGGTGAGGGCCACGAATTGGACCCCTTCATCCACCTCGTCAACGGTCATTCGGTATATGGGTAGTTCCATGCAGGTAAATGTCCTACGCCCCTAAAGTTGCAAATTCCTCCAACCTCCGAACCCTCCGAGTGCTTTGGGTGATGTCCCTCTCAACGACATAGGCTCGCATTGGGGATGAACCTTGGCTTTGGCCTGCCGAGAGTTCGCCCGTGCCGAGGTTGGTCGTTTGTGGGTTTGCGAAGATGGGCGGTGGTGCTGCGCTTGCTCCTGCACCCGTTACGTCTGCACCGGGAGAACCTGCACCTGCACCGCCTTGGAATTGTTGGGCCTTAATCTTGGCAACGTTTGCAAGACCAGCAGCAAGGGCAATACCTGCTTCCACGAACCTTTGCCCGGGGAATACGGATTCAGTCGGCTTCAAGGCGAGTGCCGAACTGACGGCAAGGTAGGTGTTCACGATGGCTTGGGCTATGGATGCAGCCTTTGCTACATTGAAGGCTCTCTTCTGTGCTGCTTCGCTCTTTCCAGCCGATGCGATGATGATGTCGTTGATTACCGCAAAGGACTGACCAACGTATTTCTCACGCAATCCAGCAAGGTCCTCTTCACGCTGGGCTTGGCCCATCTTGGACTTTGCGTCAGCCGTGTCCACCTGCATCCGCCTTTGTGCTTCGGACTGCATGGCTTTGATTTGCAGTTGCTCTTGCTGGCTCAACCTATCCAACTCCATTTCGTAGAGTTGCAGGTTCAAGTCCTCCACGAACTTGATGATGGCGTTGTTTTCCTCTCTCAACCGCTCCAAACGCTTTTGGGTGGCTTCTGCTTCCTTGCGTTGGCGTTCTTTGACCTGTGCCTCCCTCTTTTGGTCTGCTGCGATTTGAGCCTGCGTATGGGCTTCGTATGCGTCCCGGTAATTGGACAACGCTGCTTCTTCACGCAACAACGCCTGCTCCCTCGCCTTGGCTGCGATGGCTGGGTCGGGTAGGTTCAGGAACCTGCGGACCGCTGCGGTCAGTTCGTCCCACTTGGCGATAAGTAGCCCTACGGCTGCGATGGCTGCACCGATACCAGTTGCAAGGAGGGCGATTCTAAACGCTTTCATCGCCCCCGTACTTGCCCCGACTGCCGTTGCGTAGAGTGCCTGCGCTGCTGCTTGGCCTTGGGTGATTAGGATGGAGTCCTTGTTGAGCAGATTGGCGACTTGTTGCACTCCGTTTGCCAAAGCCATCGCCCCTTGGACCTTCAACAACGCCTTCTGCAAGTCCTCGTTCTCGGAGCCGAACAACGCTGCTGCACCTTGAGCGATTTGGAACCCAGCGGTGATTCCTTGGATTCCAGCGACGAAGGTGTCGATGTTGCGAGTGTCCGATGCGAGGTTCTTAATCCTCTGCGAGGTGTCCCCGATTTGGTCCTTGAGTTTCCCTGCCTCGACCTCCATTTGCTTGAAAGCCTTGGTCCCGGATTCCCCGGCCAAAGCCATCTCGGTCAGGGTCTTTTGGAGTTCACGCAGACGCTGCTTCGCACTCGTCGTGCCTTGTGCGGTTGAGTCCTTGATTCCTACTTCGAGGACGATTTCTTTAGTTACTGCCATTATCCGGGGGTTGGTAATTCAGGGTTGATGGGTGGTTCGTAGTCAGGATCCGCTGGGTCGGGGTCGATAGGGCCGTTGTACCTTGCGGATGGGTCGTTGGCTATCGGTGTCGTTGATGTCGGTGCAAATTCAGCGAGGTTTAGAATCCTTCGGAGCGTTACCCTACACGGCTTCATCTGCCCGACCAAGTAATCTCGTACCTCCAGCAATCGCCAGCGGATGCCTCCGTAATAAATCGGCTTGCGGAAGTCAAGTTGGTAAATGTCTGCTGGGTTTATCATCATCGTCAATTCCAACTGCAACGCCTCGCTTGATACGGTTTCGTTGATGTAATTCAGCCAATATTTGTTGTAAAGGTTGTTGTTGGTGTAGTTGATAAAACTGCCCGATGCGTTGACTGCGTTGTAGAACACCGTGCGAGGCTGACCAAAGGCCAAGTCCATCGTCGGGGCGTAGGGGTTGTCAATGTGGCTGATGAAGGGGAGTTGCAGAATCCCAACGGATAGGGCCGTTGAACCGCTTACCCCGTATTGGTAGGCCCATTCGCTTAACCCCGTGATAAGGTTGTATTGAGCCAAGCGATACCCTGTTTGTAGGGGCTTAATCGTGCCGCTTGCTTCGGGGCCTTCCAAGTCCCAAGTCCTTCCAACTATCTTATCCGTAGCGAAAGACGCAGGGATAAGCGTGCCTGCAATGGTTTCAACGACCTTATCATTCTTTCCGTAAAAGTTGCCCGTGTTGAAGATTCGGCCTCCGTACCCTTCCCTTGCAAGCGGATAGGACTGCTTATAGGTCTTGGACAGGTAATCGCCCATATCCTTGTACTTAAAAATCATGTTCGTGTAGGCGTTGGGGTCGCCATTGGTTATCACTTGTTCCTCATTTTCATCCGCTTTCTGCGACCAATCCACCGAACCGCTTGCATAGAAATCCACCCAAGGCTCGATGTATAGCAACTTCGGGTCTTGGGGGTCGGGCATAAATTGCAGATTAAACATCTTCTGCAAGTCCGCTAATAGGTCGCTCTGCTTCACGTCAGCAGGCAAAGCGGTCCGCATATCCAAGGTCCCGATGCTTACAGGATTTTCAAGGCAAGTGAATTGAACCGTACTGCCCGAAAGGACTTGAAATGAAATTCCGAACAAGGCGAGTTGCTCTGCACGAACCTGAACCCTCGCTCCAGCCGGGAATGTTACGTTCTGCATATTGATTCGCATATTCCTGTTGGCGAATCCTTGACGACTTTGCAGGTTAATGATATTCCCCGATGTAGTTAGGTTATAGAGTGCTATATTGGAAAGCATTGATGTTGAGCCTGTAACGTTGCCTATGTTAAGGCTTAACTCGATGTTCCATCTTGTTGGAACGTCAGCAGGAGCGACAAAGGTGCTTGAGGATGCGACCCAATAGCCGCCATTATCAAAAAACGGGGATGTTTCTTTGGGAAAGGAAAGCACCTGCGTTGTGCCGTTTGCACACAAGACTGTTCCCGTGCTTTGCGTGAAAGCATTGGACCCCGATAGGTTTACAGGCATAACCCCAGCAGCGTAGGGCATAACAAGTTTACCGAAGGTCGTTGAGTTGAAGAAGTTGGATGAGTATCGGAACCCTGCCTCGGTAAAGATGAGGTCCACTAATTTCTTGACGTAGATGGAAGGACCAAGCCTCCACCAAGGGGCTTGAAACCATCCAGCACCCTGCGTTGGAACGATGGTGTCGCTAAATCCTGCTGAATCCACCAAGCCGTAAACGTAACCGCTCGATGCCGAACCGCTTGCCGTCCAAGTTCCCGAAACGTGGCCCGAATTAGGGACGTGATTCATCCCTGTAACGCCTGCCGTGTTTACGAGCATATTGCCCTCAATGGCTTTAAATAGGCTCACGTTGTCCGTGAATAGCCCGACTTCGTAAGTTACATGTCCCTTGATTTTAGCCATGGATAGGAGTTGCAGAACTCCGCTGAATATCTGCACCCCATCCTCCCACATAGCAGCACGGATGCGCTTGTTCGGTTGGAATCCACCCACGAAGGACTGAATGTTGTAAGCGTACCCGAAGCACTCCCGATTCGTTGTCGTATTAGGCAACTGAATCGTCTTGCTGAAACTGCCTCGCTGCTTGGTTACGTCCTCGATGTCAGAAATGGAATAAGTCAGGGCGATGTCAATCTCGCCCATCGTGTCAAGCACATAAGCCAGTTCAGGTTGGTCGTAAAGGGTCGCAAAGGTTGAGAACAGGCAGCCGTAGCAAGCGTCCTCCCTGCTTGTAGCACCATCGGCATCGGCTCGGTCATTAAACGCATTCCAAGCCTGTAAGTCGGTGGTATAGTCAGCAGTCGGGTAAGCGATGAGGGTTACGCTCATAGGATGTTGTTCTTGTAGGCTACGGCAACCTCGACCTGCAACTGCGTGAGGCGGTCGTTCCTTCGGGTCGTGAATTGGTAGGTGTTGGCGTTGACGATGGCCTCCACTAACTGCCCATCCAGTTCAAGCCATACTTGCCCGGATCGGATCATCTCAATCAGCCACTCGGATTCGGCATCCGTCAGCCAGTCCGAGTTGAGGGCGTAAACGTAGTCGAACTCACCTGCCCAAACTTTGTCGTAAGTCGTGGTTGCGTAAACGTCCGAGTTGTAGCCGAAGGTCTGCCGGGTAATGTTGGCCCGCTTGCGGTTCTTGAGCGTGAAGGTGTAGGAGTCAATGCCTCCGTACTTGTTTTGGAAGTGAACTGGGATGGAGTTGAATCGCTCGCAGGGGCCGAACGTGAAGGTGGTGATGACCGACCCCAAGCCCTGATTCCCTAAGAACTGCACCGTGTAGGAATCCCCCTCAACTGCTCCGCTTAGTGCTGCGATGGTTCCCGATAGTTGAGCAGGTCCGCAAGCAAAGCGTTGAATGTTGAAGTCAGTCGTTCCCGAAAGGCTTGGGCTGACGGCTATGTCGTAATCAACTGCCTTGTAGGTTACACGGCCCGAAACGAGGTAGGTGTCATTGGCGGACACGGCAGTAAACTTCGTGGCGTTGATAGCAAGCCAAGCCTTGCCTCCACGGTACACGGTGAATTCCGATGGCGTTGTCAAGGGTTTTACGGAGTTGAACGAGGACCCGATTCGGAAGTAGGGGCTTAGGCTCCAGTCTTGAAACTCCAACTGCTCCAAGTTCCCAGCAAATGCCATGACCCCGCTGACGGTGGTAACCGTTCCCGTCTGCACGGCAGGGGTGTTGCCGTATTCCTCCATGAAGTCGAGCCTGTACCCCGAATAATACCCAGCATGATCCACGAAGCCTGTTTGGGTCAGCGTTGGCTTAGTCGGTGCGATCAGGGTTTCCACGACCTTGGCAACGTCGAAGAAGCCGAAGTTGGTGGTGGGCAGTTTGTCGCACTTGAGCCGTGCAAGGGTCGTCCCTGCTGGGTTCTTGACATCGCAGACGTACCTGTAATTGGGTTGAGCAATCAGCGAACCGCTGACTTTGAAGAGCATCTTGTTGTAAACGGGGGTTGCCACTTGGGGCGACCCTGAAAGGACGGTTGTTGCCATTTTATAGTTTGGTTGCTACGCTTATGGATTTGCCAAGGGTTTCAGCAATGGTGTTCACCAAAACGTCTATCATTTCGGGGGATAGGGCGTTGCTCATAAAGTTCGTGGCCCGTGTGCCTCGCTGGAATACCCAATAGGCAACCGACCTGCCATCGACCAATCCCTGCTCCTGCTTCGTCCGCATCCGCTTGAGTTCACGGGAATAGGTTGGCACAACTGCTTTTTCCTTATTGGCAATCCAATCGGCCATGGCTTGAGCAGGTGGGAACTTGTCCCTGTATTGGAATGGCGACCTCGGAGCCTTTACGCTTGACGACTTGCCTCGCACCCCTTGGTCAACGTACTTCCAATAGGGGTTGGCCATGATAGCCACGACGATTTGCTTTGCGGATAGTTCGATGTCTTCGGGTGCGATGGATGCCGATAGCGTTCCCCCTGCATTTGCGTTGGCTGCTTCAAGGTTCTTCTTCGCAAGTTCAATGACCCGTTCTATCCACTTGACCAGCACGTCATGTGCCGGGGACTTGCCTCCGCCCTTAGGTCCTACGATTGAACCAATCCCCTCCAAAGCGGTTTGGTCGATGCCTTTCATCGAACCGCTGCCGAACTTACCTACTGGTTGCCCATTGGCGAGAATGGTTGTTTCCATGTGGGTAAATGTCCCCCATACTGGAATGTGTAGTCAGGACAGGATTCGAACCTGTAAGTACCGACTGGGCTTATTTCTGTTTTAAATGCATCGCCTGTCCAGTGCGTCTACCAATTCCGCCACCTGACTAATGCAAATATACTACCTTCTTCTCGCTCTTTCAGCCTCCATCCGTTCTGCCTCCAAAATGTCGTGAATCAGGAGGGCATAGTTCAAGAACTCCACCGCCTTCATTGCGAAGATGGCATCGAATTTCAGTACGTCCTTGTTATCCATCCGCCAGACGACCATCAGCCATCCGTACCCTGCAAGAGGGCTTACGTCAGCCCCTCGGCCTTCGTCATCAGGTGCTTGGAATAGTCGCTCAAAATTTTCAAGTAGGACTCGGAACTTAGCAAAAAAAAACTGACAACCCCCCAAACGTCGCCCACCTTGGCGTGCTTCTTCATGAGTTCAGCTCGCTCCGCATGGGCAGCCCCGTCGTACTTTTTCGGGAATAATCCGAATAGACCGCCCTCCCGGCACAGGGTCGCCATGATTCGGTGGAGGTTTTGGAGCAGTTGCTTTTCGTCCGTCGTGTTTGCGTCCATTAACTCTATCAACTGCCCAGCAGTCAACTCATCCGTGAACACGGTCGGAATCCACCACTTGCCCCCTGCTTTGAACTTCCGCTTGTAGCCCAACGCAGGCAATGCGTTCCACTCGCTGATGATAGCCTTGTAACGCTTTAGGACGCTCTTGGCAGGCATTTCTCGAACGATTGATATATCCACCCCCTCAACGATTGCGACGACTCCTGCACGCTTGTCGTAATCTCCCAGCACGCTTGAGAACTCAATGGCTCCGATGCGCTGGAACTGGTCAATGGTGAGGTCTTGGAGTTTCATAGTTTCAAGAAGGTTTTGTAGGACGATGCCGACGATGCCGATGCAAGGTACTGGCTGAACTCCTTATCAGCCTTGCGTTCTTTCTCGGAGTAATACCATGGAATGTGCCTCGCTGACTCAAGCAATGAAACCCCACCGATGAAGTACTCCTGCCGATTGTAAACGGCAAAGGTCGTGTCGATAGGCACGTCAACTCTTGCTGCCATGATGACCCTTGAGTTACGCTGACGGGTCGCTTCGTAGTTGTTCACGTGGGTATAGTACGACGACCTTGGAGGCACGTCATCCCATCGGAGCGACAGGCCGACCTTGCCTGCTTGGGGGAATTGTTGCAACCACTCCAAGCACATGGGAATCGTCCGCTTGCTGGTTTTGTAAAGGTCAAGGTCCGGGTCTGTAACCGCATAGAACGGCTCTCCCAGTTGTTGCACCAAGCCCGAAGTCCATGGGGCTTGATGGCCCAAATTTTCGTCAAGCATCACGACCTTGCAAGGGTTGGTGGCGTACCACTCCAGCAAAGGTTCGTAGGTTGAACCGTTGTCCACGATGTAGATGTCCCCAATCCCCTCCCACTTGCTCAAGTCCCTGACCATCGCCTTGGGCCACGTCAGCAGGTTGCGGTTGTTGATGATTACGGGGATGCCCATGATTAGAACTTGTAAACGGCAATAAGGTCGTCGTATCGGCCCGATTCGCTAAGGTCTATGGCCTCAAAGATTGAGTTGCTCGGTGCTACGGCCGACAGGTTCACGAACCAATCCTTGCTCTGAACGTCCTCAATCATCAAAACACCGCCTTGGTTCATCAATGGTGCATACAGGCTGACGACCTGCAACATAGAACTTAAGGTGTGCGGGCCGTCGTCCAGCAGAAAGTCAATGCCGTTCTTAAAATAGTCCCTTGCTACCTGCACGGATTCGGGTGTGTAGGCCGATGCGATGTGAAGCCTTGAACGAGTCCAGTCAATGTGCTTGTCAGCCTTTGGCTTGACTTGG